CGAAGCCGGGGCTGTCTTGAACTTGGACAAGAACCCGTCGCTGGGCATGATTAACGGCGGGTCAACCGCTTTTTGCCAGGCTTTGATTATCGTTAACTCCATCCGATTCAGCATCCGAATCTCTGGCAAACAGTTAATGGCTGGCCCGCGACCATAGGTTTCCTCGTCGCTTTTGCTCCAACGACCAACGTGGTAGGGGAACGAATTGTAACCGCCTTCCTTAAGAATGACTCCCTTTTCCTTCAGCAACCAGCAGGACGAGTAGGGCATGTTGCCTGAGTCCGTGCGGCCATATTCCCGGTCACTGCGCGGATAGACGGCATGGATGACGGAGAATTCCTTGTCTGGCGTTTTCTCATCCTTCTCCTTGCCTTCCCAAGTCGCATCTGGAAACTGCTGACCAATCTGGCGCAGCGTCATCGTGATGCAGCGGGACAGCTTATCCACCGCACCTGTTGCCGCCTCTTCATAGAAGGCTGTGGCAAGCGGGATGGCTTTGAAGGTCAGATTGCCCTCATCGTAATTCCACTCTTGATTCAGGATGATGTTGCCGAATGCCAGATCCAGAAAGCATTCCTGCATTGAACCCGTGAACATCGTTCGGTCATCCAGATACTCAGCGGCAATAATATCAGAGACAGCATCGCACCAGCGGATCACATCGGAGTCTTTTGCCAACTCACCGTCAACGGATGGCTTGATTCCGAAGTTACGCTCACTGGGGTTGGCAATGAATGTATGGACAGCGTTTCCCAAATCGACGTTTGCCTGCAGAGCTGTTCCATCGTAAATCCGCTCGGTCCTGACGTCTCCTGTGGATTGTTGGGCGGAATGGAAATCGACTGTGTTTGGCCGTACGAGCTGTCGTATGTCTGCCCATGCTGTTTCATAAGTAGAACGAGCGGTCTTCATCCGCTCAAAATCTCGAATCAACGATTTGGCTTTAGGGTCTTCGGTCATTGTCCCAGCAATTGTTTCAGCAACGACCCGCTGCTGGTGGTGTCCTTCACTGCCTGCATCGAACCAATCAAAGTAGAGCCGTAACCTTTCGCCGCACGATTCCGTTCTGTGATGCGCGACTTCGCCAAGTTCTCAGCAGCCGATGTCGGCGATGGTGGCTTGGGCGGTTTCACTGCACCACCACCCCCGCCACCACCGTAGCAGCGGGTGTATTGTTCAAGTTTTGACGGAATCATCTTTCAAAAATCGCTGCGTTATCGTTGCAGTTGCATATAACTTTGTCTTACCTTTGCGGTTGAACACGACATAAGGCAAGTAAAAAGGTAGGTGATGAATGGCTTCTTTAACGTCACCGGCTAGGTATTCGATGAACCAGCAAGCCTCCAATCCCGACACCTGCACCAACGCAAAGCATGTCGGAGAAGAATAAACCCATCCCTGATTAAGGTAATCCAGCAGCTTCTGCGGCCATGCCGTGCCGTGGAATGCTTTGAATTGGTCAAATGGGGTCACACGTATTGGTGATTATCTTCCGCAAACTCTTGCAACTTCTCATCCTTCGGCCTTCGCTTGCGAGCGTGCCATGCCATGATTCGCATCGCATCAGCATAGTGAGAAGTCCAGTCATGGAGCGGAGTGTCCTTGTAAACCTTCTGCCCATCCTCTGCGCCTGTCTGCTGGAGTTTGTCGGCCAGCAACTCCTTGCGGTAACAGCTCAGAGCTTCAATCAATCGTTCGCACTTCTTGCCATCAAACCACAGTGACGAGAAGATGTTTCGCACCTGCTCAATGCCGTCACCCTTCAGCTTCGGCTGTGGCGTAACAACGAACTTGATACCATGCGACTTAGCCACATCAAACACCGACTTACCACCTGCCGCCAGTTGCTTGATTTCCAAATCCCAAGGCCCGTAGTGGCGTCCGTAGCTGTAATCCTTCTCCCGCAGCTTGGCCGCATAGTGGCCAACCTCTTCACCTGAGTTGGCGTAAACGTCGATAATGCGCCTCTCAAGCCCGACTTCCTGAACAAATAGTATGACGGTGAAATCCGAGAACCCGATGTCCCAATAGGTATCGACAGGTATCTTCGGATCATAAGGTATGGAGCAGATGCGACCATCCTTGCGAGCAGCCACCATCTCACCGAGATAGTAGGTGCCGTCCAGGGGCATCTCAGGATCGTTGTAGTATTCCTGACGGATGAACTGCTCAGAGCGTCCCTTGTCGCGTTCCTCCTGAATCATCTCAGGGCCAAAGATGGGGTTGCCCCGCTCATCCTTGGTGTCGTCGACTGTTTGGTTCACAGCAAGGTAGCGAGGGTTCTTGCCCATCAGAGTTTCCATGCGCTTGAAGTTTTTGTAGGCATGATTCTTTCCGCGAATGGTGGTGATGCGAGCGCACCAACCGTCGTTCTGCTGAAGGATTGGGGACAGGTAGTCGTTCACGCGAGGGTCAAGCAACGCCCATTCCGACAGCACTACACCGATAGGATTGGTGCCGACATGCCGGTCAATGTTGTCGCCACCAATTGCTTGCCAGATACTTCCATTGTGAAAGTGAACGCGCATCTCCGATTCGTTACGGTGGGAGACTAGCTTGGGATGGAAATACGATTGAAACTTTCTACCAGACTTATCCATCCCATTCCATACTACTGCCCTAGCCTGAGTCTGGAAAGGCAACACATGCCAATACGTTCCAACCCTCATTTGAGATAAGAAGGCTGCGATATTCACCATCAATAGGTCTTTGCCCCATCTGCGGTGAGCGATAATATCAGCCTCTTTGCGAAATGCGTCCGGGATGAAATGATCCCAGACCAGTTTTTGATAACTGCGCGGAACGTAGTCGTATGGAAGTTCGATTGTCATTTTATAGCAAAACTGGACTTGCCACTTCCTGATTCCATACTTTCAAGTCCTTATTTCTTTTCCGCATGTTGCAAGTCCCGCAAGAGATGCACAGATTATCAATGCGATGCAGTCCGCCTTTGGATAAAGGTGTGATGTGATCTGCGTGGCACCTGCGTGGGTGAAACAGCCCCTCACACCAAAAGCAACGAACGCGCACTTTTCCGCGCCACACCCTATCCCAAACAATTATTGACGGGTCATTTACAGGATCGCTACCCCTGAGCATTGCCCTTCGCTTGTGACGATGGTGTCTAATCCTAGCAGGATTAGCAGCCCTCCACGCAGCAATGCTGGTCTTCACTTTAACCGCATTCTCTACGCGGTATTTTTTAGCATACGCATCCACCCTCCCCATGTGAGCCGCCCGATATGCTGCCGAATACGCTCTTTCTTCATCTTGATACTTAGCGTAATACGCAACGCTAGTAGCCTTAACCCTGTCTTTATTGTTGGCCCGCCATCGCGCTTGATACTCTGCCCGCTTACACTTCTTCTCATCCTCTTGAGTGCTCATTCTGATTGCTCCGTTATCTTTTGAATCACCGGCTGAATATCAATCACTGTGTCTGTCCGGTTCGGAATCTCGCTGGTGGTGCCGTTGAGGTTTTTCAACACTACGGTCAGCTTGTAATCTTTTTGATCTTTGATTTCTGACGAACGAAGTTTGGGATAGATGTATTGAGCCATCTCTTTTGCGATCTCGAATTTGTCCATTGCCTTCAACTGCAAGCAATTGTTTCCATTATCATCCTTACCTAGATCGTATCTTGCCATCATAGGCAATATTAGTTTTGGATCTGCTCCGTCATAAATCGGAATCTTCTCCATCAAAATATTGGCCATAATTTCATAAGGGTCTATCCCCTTACGCCGCAATATTTCAGAGACTCTCGATGGATCTTTCAGATCCGGCATCCGTCTTCTTGACATGGTTCCTTTACCGTTAACTGAAAATAGTTGTTTGACAAGCTGAATTGTCTGGTGGATAACAGGGGCGCGTCGAATGACGCAGCGACTGAAATCGCTGAAAATGCAGCTCAATGAAACACATCAAAAATTCAGTGCAGTCCCTTGCGAGGCGTCTTCGGCACCCGTGCCAAGCTGCGGCCTATTTCAGCGCAGGGGATTGCACTGAGTGGTTGGTATTATGAAACCCAAACTGGCTAT